CAGTCGAGTTGGCGCAGCCAGTCGTCCTTTGAGATCTGGACGTCTTCAGGCTGGTACACTACGACACGCAGCCACTACATCGAGTTGACAGACCCGTTGCTCCACAAGCCAGACCAAGGAGCTCTGTGGTTGTTTGCCTTGACCCTACGAGACACACCCTTCGAAGTGGTGCACATCTACAACTGCCCGATCTCTGCGGACACGATCGCCATTGGTGGTGGAGCCTTCACGGTAGATGGTCATGAGCATGTCGACAACTCGCAGTCCGGTGCTGATGAGGCTGAGCTCACGGAGGAGGCAGGGAGTGACGCTAGTGAGCCGAGCTTCAACGAAGAGGACCGAGAGTGGGCGTCCACCATTGCCTCACGCTTCGCAGCACTCTATGGCCATGAGGACTACGAGCTAGATGAGGAGGTCACAGAGCGTGCACTAGGACAGGTGCTGCGCTGGGCTCAACACCTACTAGCTGGCTCTGGCAGCATGACCGGTGCCTACAAGTTGATGGCCTTGACAAGCTATGTCACGTTCAGTGACCACGAAGAGGAGGACGACAAGCTGCGCAACTTGCACCTCAACTGCTTCAACGCCACACCGGAAGCCACTGTGACTGAGTGTGGAGCTGCCAACCCACTAGTCCTGTGGGGCTACATGAACGGCATGGTTGCACTCGACCCAAGAGAGGAGCCGCTGCCTCTCAACACTACTGCACATGGCTACGGCATGATGGCAACGATGTTCGCCTTGGCACTACGCGCGCACAGTGAGCTCAAGCTGTCTCATGTAGGACTTGACATCTTCTACACACTCACTGGACTGCCGTCCGAGCCAGACAGTGAGCTGCGCTTCCACCATCAGCAGCTCGCGCAGAGCAGCATCGACGCAGTGGCACCAGTGCTCTCTGAGACTGGAGTGAGGGTCACAGTTGGTGACCCAGACTCAAGAGTCTGTCGCCTGTACTCATCCATCATTGGCGACTACGCCAGAGCGAGACTGTGCTTGTCTACGAACACACTACCACTTTGGCTTCTGAGTGTCCTCTCAGGTGAGGCACAGATCGTGCCAACGAGAGGAGAGGTGACTGTTGCCAGACAGATCGCCCCAGCCCCAACAGTTGGCAATGGTCCTCAGGACTTAGTCACTGAGACAACGGGGCGCAGTGTCTACATGACATGGGGCCCTGACTTCCCGCGATCGCCTGACCTCCACACCTACATCAATGGCGAGTACGACAGACCGTCGATCCTGTGCTCAGGCTTGGTCAAGAGCGACGTCTACAAGCGAGACGAGTACGAGCAAACAGGCACAATGTTGCTAGTCCCGCAACACTACTTGTACTCTAGCATCGTTCGCACGTTCGCTAGCACGCCGCACGACTGCACATCGGAGTGCATCGCGCCACTCACCCATCTGCGAGTTCCACAGGGCTCTGTCCCCGTTCGTGAGCGACCGCCGATGATGCTTGGCGAGGCGACTTCCCTCCTCTCCACCGCTTTTCGCGGAGGTGTGGATGGAAGCCACTAGTGTACACACTTCTGTGCCAAGAGTTGGAGTCTCAGACAGTGGACTTGAAGCACTGCGACGCTACATCGACTACCCCTGGCTACCAGGGCCTGTCGTGGCCGCGCAGGAGTTCGCTGACTTCAAGGCATCCATCTCTTCGGCTGAACCCGCTCCCTGGGATGAGAGCTGGTTCAAAGGACTACAGAAGAAGTACAGACCACCTGAGGACAAGTCCATCCTCTGCCCGCTAGCTACGGGCATCCCAAGGCAACAGATTGGACTAGCCCTCTCTCTGTTGCCATCCACCACACGCAATCAGGTGACTAGCACCTGGCTGCAACTCAAACTACACACACTAACCAACGGACAGCTGTTCGTAGCGTTCAAGACACTCGGCGACGTCGCCAAGCACCACGGCAACTTGCTCTTCCCAGGGTACTGGACGTTCATGATCGACTGGAACCTACACTTCGGTGCTCAACCAACTGACGACACAGAGGATGAGTTCACTGAGTTGATCGAGTCATGGGTGAGCACACCCAAGGACGAGGATGCTGCTGGGTCTGATCGTGATGTCATGATCATGCGAGGACTAGACCGCCTCGAGCAGGACCTAGGACGTCCTCATGCGCCAGGAGTGACAATGGACGAGTTCCTAGAGTCTCCGTCCTCCTGGCTTAGCAATGGTGCTTCGGACTCACGGAAGCTGGAGGGCACTCGGTCAACTAAGTTCTCAACGTACGCTGCATCAACACATGCGCAGTTGCGAGTAGACATGTTTGACCCTGAGCCACCACACT